TCCTGAAGCACGCGGTTCCGCAAGAAACGCTGGCAAAGGCTGGTCGCCAAGAGCAACTGCCGAAAAACAACAGCAAGAACTACATCGCACGCCGCTGGTTGCCTTACGGCGCCACCGCAGCGAACCCGAATCAGTTCTTCGCCAACGGCACCGGCGACCGCTCGAATGCGATGGTGCAATCGCACCTTACCTCCGAGGGCGTCACCGGCACGCCGGAATCCATCACCCCGATGGACATCACGGTCGTCATGCAACAGTACGATTGCCTGTACGGCTTCACCGATCAGGTCTACGACTTCTACGAGGACGACATCCCAGAGCAGATGGCCATCCAGACCGGCGAGCGTGTGGCGCTGGTCAACGAGATGATCGTGTGGGGCGCTCTGCGTGCCGGCACCAGCCAGTTCTTCGGCGGCAGCGGTACCAACCGTGCAACCGTCAACGGCGCGATCACGCTGAACATGCTGCGCCGCATGGTCAAGCTACTGATGGCGAACCACGCCCGCCCGATCACCACCGTCTTGAAGGCTTCGGCCAACTACGACACCTCGGCAGTCGCCGCCGGCTACATCTGGTACGGCCACACCGATCTGGAATCGGACATCCGCGATCTGCCAGGCTTCGTCCCGGTCGAGAAGTACGCGACCGGCCAAGCGATGCCGAACGAAATCGGCAAGGTGGAAAAGATCCGCTTCATCACCTCGCCTGAGTTCGTGTCGATTCCGGACGTAGGCGCTGCTGTTGGCGTCACCGGCCTGTATTCGACCAACGGCACCAACATTGACGTGTACCAGTTCATTCTGTGCGGCGCCGATGCATGGTCGCAGATCGCGTTGCGCGGCAAGGGTGCTACGGACCCTACCCTGCTGTTGCCAGGCCAGAAATCGAAGTCGGACCCGCACGGTCAGCGCGGCTACTACGGCGCTATCTGGTATAAAGCTGTCATGTTGGAGAATGATGGATGGTTGATTACAGGCAACGTTGGCAACCGTACCTTGGCTTAAATAGAGGGCATTTGACCATCATTTAGTATCGGACAGAACAATTACCAGCTGATATAATTCGACCTCAACAATAGATGAGGTCGGTATGCCAGTCGATAAAGTTTGTCAGCAATGCGGTAAGGATTTCCAAACGCCAAATAGGCGGTCGGAGCTTGTCAAGTATTGTTCAATTCCATGTAGATCAGCAGCGCACCGGGAAATTCATAAGTGCGAATGCTGTGGCGAGGAATTCAGCAGGAAGAAAAGTGACAACCCTGATTCTGCGAAGAAGTATTGCTCAAAAGCGTGTGATCTAGCATCTAGAAAGGGTCGCAAGCATGCGGTTGATCCGGATGCTGCGCAACACTTTAGAGATTGTGAGTACTGCAAAACATCGTTCAAGGTAACTGCTCAGCGCAAGGACACAGCGAGGTTTTGTTCGATCAAATGCAAGTCTGAAAGTCCAGAATTCCGAAAGGAAAGATCGGAAATTCAGATGGGTGAGAAAAGTTGGAGATGGGGTGGCGGCAAGTATCATACCCATGAGGGTTATGTTACGAAAAGAGTGGATGACGGGAGTCGCCCACTTGAGCACCGACATGTTTTATTCAATGAGATGATGCGGATTGATCCTAATCACCCGTTCATTATCGAGGTCAATGGAGTCAAGAAGTTGAATCCAGAGATTGAGGTTCATCACATTGATCGAGATAGGTCGAACAACACCATGCCAAATCTGCTTGCTGTAACTAAATATGCTCATTCGCAGATTCATCACAGAAACCGCAAGCCCAATCCATGGGAATGCTGGCCGTCCAACCCTGAAAGTTGGTAAGTCCAAATCATAGCCAAGCCGCCTACGGGCGGTTTTTTCATAAGGAACCAACATGGATAGCAGTATCACTCAAATCCTGCAAGCCGGCATTGCCAGCGAGCGCGACCGCCAACCACTACGCACGATCTTTGGAGCCGTGGCGCACTGTATTTCTGCGCAGTCGCTTACTTCCGCTGGGCTGGTCATCAAGGCTGGAGCAAGCCCTATCGTCAAGACCGGCGCGTCGACATACTACGCTGTCGCTCGCGGCATCTTGGTATCCAAGGCTGCGGCAACCGATATGCCGGCGCTGGTCGGCACTATCGCCAACGGCACTTTCAACGTGTTCGGGTTCTACATCGACCTGAACGGCGTTGTAACCAGCGGCATGGGAACGGCGGGCGCTTCGCTGGGCCGCGTCAAGTTCCCGCCGCTGCCGCCGTCGCAAGCGATGATCGGCTTCATCATCATCAACCCAACCGGCACCGGGAGTTTCGTGGGCGGCACTACCGCGCTTGACGATGCCACCGTTGCGCCAAACACGGCCTATATCAGCACTTTGGGCCAATTCGATACGACCATTCTGGTCAATGGATAAGGAACCATCATGAACGATCTGAGCAATCTTACCCAGACCTTCACCACCACGGTGTCGGCGCTGGCGGCGGGCACCACCACCACCTACAGCACCACGGGCACCACCAACTACTGCATCAAGGGCAAGGCTTACGCCAAGGCCGCAGTAACCAACGGCGCTACGCCGACGCTGGACGGCAACACCGGCGTGGCGTTCAAGCCGGTGCCAATCGGTTCGGCGTCGGTCTTCGTCTACGGCTTCAATGCCGCCGGCGCGGTCGTCGTCGTGCAGGGCGGCATTGAGCCGCAAGACGTGACCGGCAACATCGCGCGCGCGCCGCAGTTCCCGATCATCCCGGACACCATCTCGCCGATCGGCTATCAAGTTGTTCGTTTGGCGCCGGCTACCGCAGCGGTTCCAGCTGTCGCGGCATGGACGTTCGGCGTGTCGAACAACAGCGCCGTGACTGGTGTGACGTACGCCTTTCAATCGGTGATGATGCTTCCTGATCGTCCTCAGTCTGTTTAACGTAATCGAATCGTAGTACCACAAGGCCGGTCAGTTGATCGGCCTTTTTCTTTCCTTATAGGAGTAGTCGAATAATGGACGCAAAGAATAATCAGGTAGTCAAAGGACAACGCGAAACCCACAGTGAAGATGTGAAGATCGGACAACGCGGCTCGCGCGATCTGAATCTTCCTGTTGAGAGCGAATCGCTCATCGCGCTGGGTGAAGGCCTGGAAGATAACCCAGAGGCATACCATGAAGCGCTTTCTTTCACGGAAGAGCCTGTAACGATCATCATCAGTAAATCGAGCGAGAAGAACGCGCCGACTACGGTTCAGTGCTGGGTCAATGGCAAGGGTGCGGAGCACTACCGCAATGGTAAGTGGCTGCAATGTGGTTGGCTGCCTATAGGCCAGCGGGTAACTACCCGCCGCAAGTATGTGGAGGTTCTGGCGCGCGCACGGGGCGAGACGATCAGCACCCGCGTCGTAAAGCATGAGAACCACGAGGATAACTTGGCCGACCGCACGGCAAGCACGAAGTATCCATTCTCCATCCAGGGCGACAGCGCCAAGGGTAGCGAATGGCTTAACACTATCCTGATGGAGCAATAACACAATGAACTTCCTCGCTTTGACTCAAAAGTTGGTCGAAAAGTGCGGCATGTCTGGCAACGGTCCGGTTTCGGTTGCTGGGCAGACTGGCGAGATGAAGCGGGCGGTTAATTGGATCAACGAGGCATGGCTCAACATCCAAGAAATGCGCGAGGACTGGGATTGGATGCGCGGCTCTGTCTCGTTTCAGACTGTTCCGCAGAAGGCCGCGTACACGGCGCAAGAGGCCGGTATCAGTGACCTAGCGGAATGGCTGATGAACACGAGTATTTGCAGCTTCCGCACATACGATACGAATGTCGGCGTAGCCAGTGAGATTTTCCTTAACTTCATCAATTACAACAACTATCGCGACACGTATTTGTACGGGAACATGCGCCTTTCGTATGCGCGCCCGCTGTACGTGACGGTGACGCCGGACATGTCGATCGCGCTGGGCCAGATCCCGGACAGTGCGAATTACACCATCGTCGGCGACTATTTCAAGACGCCATCGCAGATGACGCTTGACGCCGATATACCAGCGCTGCCTAGCCGCTTCCACATGCTCATCGTCTACCAGGCGATGATTTACTATGGCGAGTACGAGCAGGATGACTACGTGCGCCAGACCGCCAAGGAGAATTTCAATGCGATGCTCAGCCGCATGACGGTTGCGCAGTTGCCTGAAATGGTAGCAGGTGGCGCCCTTGCCTAGTCCTAAAATCCAGACCGAGTACTTCGCGATGCAGGGCGGGCTAAACCTCGTCTCGCCAGCGCTGACCATTCCGCCGGGTATGGTGATCGACTGCAATAACTTCGAACCTTCCATTTATGGCGGCTATTCGCGCATGAAGGGCTTTGAGCGGTTCGACGGTCGCGCTTCGCCTAGCTCCGCGAATTACTATATCGCAATCGGCAGTATCGATGCGCCGATTGTCGCGGGGAACACAATAACAGGCGTCACCTCGGGCGCCACGGCGGTTGTGCTGAGTGTTATTGACGACTCAACGATGATCGTGACCAGGCTGACCGGCGTGTTTGTTGCCGAGTCTTTCACTGTTGGCGGCTTGGCATCCGGGACGCTCGATACGGTGAGCATCAATGCTGCAGGCTCACCATACGATCATGCGGTCTATCGGTCGCTGGCTGCTAATAGCTACCGCACGCTGATTACCAAAGTCCCTGGGGCAGGCCCAGTGCGCGGCGTCAAATATTACAACGGCTCACTTTACGCGTTTCGAAACAATGTCGCGGGAACAGCTTGCGTCATGTACAAGGCAAGTCCCGCCGGCTGGGTGGCGGTAGCCTTTGGCCGCGAGATTCAATTTGCGCAGCGGTCCTCTGTCGCGACTATCACTATTGCGGCGCCAGGGGTTGTTACGTGGACGGCGCATAAACTCGCCAATGGTCAGCAAGTGACGTTTAGCACCACTGGGAATCTCCCAACTGGCCTATCGCCAGGGTTTGCGTATTACGTGGTAGGCGTCACCGCAAACACATTCGAGCTCGCCACGACAATAGGCGGAACGTCGGTCACCACCAGCGGAACGCAGTCCGGAATTCACACCGCCTATCTTGTGGCAACTGAGATTAACGAGGGCGATATTGTTACCGGCGTTACCTCTGGCGCGCTAGCCGTCGCCAAGCGGGTGCTGCTGCGTACTGGAACGTGGAATACGGCGCCAATCGGCTCCATCGTCTTTGATACGGTGACGGGCGTCTTCGTCAGCGGCGAACCTCTGTCGGTGGCTGGGAAAACCATCGTCAACGCGTCGACCGCAGATACGGCTATCGGCCTA